TAACTTAAATAACTCTTTTACACCTGTTTCTGCAAATGTTCTAGCTACTAACTCTATGCGTTGTTGTGACGCATTCATAATTTGTGCTACACCGGTAGCTGTCTTATTAAGACTGTTAGCATCTAAACCTTGATTGTATGCTGTAACACCTGTTCTCTTTTCTTTCATAGAGTCCATGTATTCAACCATACCGAATGATGATGCTGGTAATGGTGGATGTGATAAAGGCATAATGCCTGAACCTGGATCACCTTCTACACGAACAATACCACCTGGTCTTGATGTAAGCATATCGTCTAGGTTTACACGATCAGAGATAGCATAACGACCATTGTTAGCTAGATACATATTATCTAACTGACCACGAATAAGTGTGGACTTGATTAACTGAATGTCCATAGTAAGATCAGCGTATGATCTACCGATATGTCTATGTGGCATAATCATAGGTGTGATACAAGCAAAAGGTACATACTCTGTTTTCTCTTTGTAGAGAATAGTATTACCTAAGATAACCACTCTATGACGTTCACCGTCTAGTTTAATGTATGTGTCTTTAACTAATGCTTCATCTGACTCAATAGCTCTGTCATATTCTTCATCATAAATATCACGTGCATTAGATTCTTCTTCGAATGTATCACGTAAGTCTGACATGATAGACTTGATGTATTCTAGTGGCTTGTCAAATGTTTCTGCAATATCTGACAATTGCATTACTTCTCTATGCTGAACGAATCTAGCATCTTGTAGATTAGGACCTGATACTTCTACAGATACCATCATGTTTTCAGGTGCTACGTTCTCAATGTTAATCTCTGTCTTTTTCTCTGTGACTTTGAGTTTAACGTCATGTAACATAGGTTGCATAACTGACATTGGATCTACACCATTCATTGCTGCTTGTTGGTAAACAACATCCATATTGACAGATGGGTCAGCGTATGCAGTATGCTCTAATACTTCTGTATTCTCATCTGAAGCCAACATTTGTAGTTGTGCGTCAGTTAGACCTTGATACTCGTATTCTTCTATTTCTTCCTCTTCTTCAGCATAGACTTTTACATAGCCATTCTTAGAGAGTAATGCGTCTTTAAACCATACGTAGAATGTCTTAAAGCCTTCATTCTTTTCCATAACGATATGGTTAATGTAATCTGTTTCTTGTTCTGCTGCTTCTTGATCTTCAGGACCTTTAGGGTCAAACTGAACAACCTTATCACCAGCTACGAATACTTTAAGTAATTGTGGTAATGCAGCTTCAATCGTATCTTGTACGTCATAGCTAACTACTTGTGAACGACCTTCTTCTTCGTTACCGAAAGGTTGACCTAAGTAGTAGTCAATTGCAGCAGCTCTGTCGTTAGATAATGCAGAGTCATTGACACCATACGCAATGTTCTCTTCAGCTTCTACACGAGCTATGATTTCCATGTCTTGTAACTTCATTAAACAATTCCTCTATTTGTGTATTGTATCTTCTCTCTAGACCATGATTCATTCTTCATAGCTTCTATAGAAGTACATAAATATCTGAAAGCATCTGCTCCATGAGAGAACTCATCATGCAATGGTGCGCCAGGTTCGTTAGTTGCAGAGTTTATACTTCTGCGATAATTCTTTAAACATTCCACAAGTCTATTAGCTGACTTATCAAAGTATATACGGTGGAAGTTCATTCGTGCTAGTTTAATACCAGACTCTATATCTTGCTTAGGAACTATTCTTACGTCCCATCCTAGTTTACGCATAATATCTTCTGCTGATATACCATGCTTAAAGTCTTTAGACTGTCCGTCATGTGGTAAGAACATTGTACCCCAATTGTATGGTAAGTTCTTGAGTTGTGCAGAATAACTATCTAAAGTCCTATGGTCATCTTCTATGTAACCAATAATGCGTAAGTCTGATACACCTTTTTGGCATAGGATAACTGACATGCTATCATTCCAGCCTAAGTCCATAACTACATGAACCTTTAACATAGGATCATAAGGGACATTAGTAATACGATTATCTTCTTGTGCTTCACGTATCTCGTTAGCATAGATAGCACCATCTACAGCAGCTTTACAATCACCTTCCCATATGTTTGCGTAGTCAGGGTTAGTCTTTAAACTGTGTTGGCGTTCTATCTCTAATACTTGTATCGTCTGTATCTATGTTAGGGTTAAAGCTTACCCAGATTTCTGAGTTTGGTTTACGTATTGTAGGAATAAGAATATCCCATGACTTCTTTGATACCGTTTGTGCCTCTTCCACCCAGACAATATCACATCCTTCAAAAGACTTAATACTTTCCACAGTATTAGTAGCCAACCCAGTAAAGCTAAATGTGCTACCGTTAATACCTCTAATCTCTGCTTCCAAGACTTCATAGAAAGCTCCTAGACCTAAAGACTGTATTTGGTCATTAAGTAATGTATGAACTGACTGCTTGATAGACTTTTGTATTTCACGTGCGCATAAGACACGTGTTGGCTCATTAGCTGCTTTTATAAGCAATGCTCTTGCCATAGACCATGACTTACCAGAACCTCTACCACCGTATGCTACTTTGTAACGGTGTGGCTCAAATAAGAAGTCTAGCTTACTCGGAAACTGAGCTATCGTCTGGCTTGACAAAGCTAATTCCTATTCCAATAGGTAAATCTTTACCATCTGCGCCAGTCAACTCTGTAGTTGCTACTGACTTACCATCTATTCTATCACCTAGTTCTTTTATAGCTGATACATCACCTGATGCTGCTTTATCTATTAAAGCCTCTGCAATCATACGTAAACGTTCTGCATCTGATTGAATAACAGCACGTCTCAGAGTTTCTGCCCATAACCTATTGTTTTTGCTAGAATATGTGTTGCCTTTGTTTACTTCGGCTGCTTTCTCTCTAGCTAATGCTAATTGTTCTTCTTTGTCCATTGTTTTGCAACTCCTAATAGGTTGGTTGCCCTCTATTTGTTTACTAATATTCCGTTTCTTTCTAATATCTTTACTTGTTCAGGATCAAATACTACAAAATTACTTGTGCCACCAGTTTTTCTACTTCCTTGGTCTAAATATTTAATACCAGGTATTCCAGCATTTTGTAATGCTTGACTTGCTTTATCATATCCACCCAATTCACTAGATAATGCACGATAAAATGCTCCTCCTTGTGTTTCAGGACTTGCATAAGCATTTAATCTGCCTAATTTATCTCCACTATATTGACTTAATAAACTATTTAATGGTAAATTTTGTTCGCCTAATGGTTTATCCCAAGAAAGCATTTTAGGCATATATTCATCAGGAATATCTACTTTATATATATTGCCGGTGCTATTTACTTTAACAGCATTTTTTGATTGCAAATCTTCTAATGCTTTTATATTAGGTAAATATGCTTCAGCACCTTTTGGATTTGTTTTATTTACAATATTATAATCATTTTTAATACTTTTTAATGCGTTATTTATATCACCATGGTGCATTAATAAATAATCATCTACAGCTTCATTTCCTGTTGTACCTATAACTTTATTTGCTCTAAATATTGGTTTATTACCAACAATAATTTCTGTTCCTAAATCTTTAGAATATCCTTCTGCTATTTTAGGATTTTCTGCAAAATACATACATGTCCGTATGCTTGTGCGCCTTCACCTGTTCCTACTTTGTTTATATCAAACTTGTTAAATATATGTGGGCTACCATGATATGCAGTCATTCCTAATAATCCCATAATAGGATTAGCGTTTAAACCCATAGCTAATTGTTGCTCTGGTGTCATCTTACTAGGGTCAGGTATAGAGTTTAAGAAAGACTGAACATTGCCTCGCATAAAACGATACAATGGTGGCTCTGTTACTTGACCATTCTTGGTGTATTCAAGTAAACCTGCCATGTTATAACTCGCTTTCTTTATCTTTTCCTTTTAGAGGATATATCATTCGTTTATAGGTATCAAACCACTCTTCTGAGTAGTCACAATCTTGGTAGTCTTTAAAGCATGGGCTACCAATTGTATAGTGGACTAGCTTTGCGTCAGGATTATATTCCTGTTCGCTAACTAGCCAGTTCCATGTTTCGTCTAGCTTACCTACTTGTTCTTCTGGATACTTGAGCCATTCAAATCTGTGTAGGTATTTACCTGTTTGTTCTTGAATAAATCTAGGAGTTAATTGACGGTTCAACCAATGTGAACAGTTCCATAACATTACTGAAGACCAGTTCTTTTTAGGATAGTCTTCGTTTTTAGCACCTAGATACTTAACTGGATGCTTTGTTGTGTAGTTATGCTTTACGACTTTTACTGCTTCGTCATTATCAAAGTTAGCTAGTATCTCTGCTATATCTGTTCTGCATATCATATCGCCATCTACAAATAATGCGATACCTTTAAAGTTATTTAGATATGGGACTAGAAAGCGTGAGTATATAAATGCGTTACTACCGTCTTTATGTGTTTCTGTATATTCTGATAATGTATTTAGCGCTAATGGCGTAATGCTTACCGGTATAGATGATTTCTCTATAATACTTTGTACGCATGTGTGAAATGCCACAGGCTCTATTTTACTATCGAAACCTATATAGATATCTAGTTTTTGCATTACTTCTTTTTGTTGCGTGAACTTATAGCTTTTGCCTTTGCTTTTGCATCTGCTTTACTAGATGCTCCCCATGCTTTTAGGGATAGTAATAATCTTGTTGGTTCACCGTTAGGTTTACGTTCTGGTCCTGGCATATTACCCATACGAGCTAAGAATGATGCACGTCTAGGATTATCACCTGACTTAACTGGTGGCTTTAGATTACCACCTGTTTCTTTATTGTAAGATGCACGACCTTTAGCGTTTAAACCGCCTTTAGGGTTCTTACCTGCTTTCTTTTTCCAGACACTCATTTTTTCTTAACTGGCTTTGCTGATTGTTTTAGAGCTTTAGCTGTAGGTGCGCCTTTTGTACCTGGCTTACGCA